CTGACTTTCGCCCAAGTAGTTACCCACCCTATAATATTGAAAAGGTAGGTGACTGTGAGTATAAATTAACTTTTGCAATTGCAGGATTTAACGAAAAAGATATATCTGTAACACAAAAGGAAAATACTTTATCAATAGAAGGAGAAAATTCTTCAACAGATAAGGAATATCTTTATAAAGGTATAGCGGAAAGAACATTTAATCAATCATTCAAATTATCTGAATATATGAATGTTAAGGATGCTAAATTAAAGGATGGTATGCTGAATATAACATTGGTGCAAGATTTACCAAAAGAAAAGCAGCCAAAACAAATTAAAATAAATTAAAGAAAGTGGGGTATAATAGCCCCACATAATAAAATGATTAAAATATGGTTTTTAATGGCATTAATGTCTTATCCAAATTTACCGGCAGTAATGTATAAGGGATATGGTGGATTTTTATCACAGGATGAATGTGAGGAAAAAAGAATAGTAATAGAAAATGATATTGCTAATATAGAAATTAACAGGGGAAATACTGTTTATATAGAAACTTACTGTATGGAAATGCAAGCATTTGAAAGTCAAATAAAAAAAAAGAAAGAATTAAATAGTACAGGTTTTGGAGCATAATGGCAACTACATATTTAGTATTAACAAATAATGTTTTAAATGAATTAAATGAACCAGAGTTAACGTCCACTACTTTTTCAAGTAGCAGGGGCATTCAAACATCCGTAAAAAAATTCGTGCTTAAAGCTATGCATGAGGTTTATAATTCATTATCGGAAATTCCAGATTTATATTTATCCACAACACAGGATACAAATGCGGGACAAAGAGCATATAGTTTACCGTCATCTGCATCACCGCAAAGTGCAGATAAAGCATATAGAAAGATAGATTGGGATACATTTCGTTTAGTTCCTAAAGAACTAGTAACAAATGGTGAATTTACTTCTGCTATAACAAGTTGGACAAATGCAACAACAGGTGCTGTAGGGGAGGGTACTCCGGCCTATAATTCAGGTGGAAATGGAAGAGCACGTTTAAATGATGCCGCCTTATCACAGTCACTCTCCACGGTAAAGAATAAAACATACCGTATTCAGGTACGAGTTTTTGATTCTTCATCAGGGGGTTCAAGTTTAGCTATAAAAGTTGGAACTTCCGCACATAATACAACCAATTTAAGTACAACTTTAACAGTTTCTAACTATGGTGAAAGTAAAGTACTGGATACAACATTCGATGCAACAGTTGCAACAACATATATAACAATAATTAACAGCGATGCAAATAATCTAGACGTGGATTATGTACGCATATCAGAAAATATTGGTCTCAAAAAACTAACTTATATTACATATGATGATTGGAATATTCGATATTTAGAAACAGATTTATCAAATACGTCTTCATCTCAAGGTAATCCTGACTATGTATACCATACACAGGATAAAAAATTTGGATTGTCTCCTGTACCGGATAAAAGCAATTATACTATCCAATATGAATATTGGCAAATACATACGGATTTATCGGCACATGGTGATACGATGGACTTGGATGATAGGTTTAAGGATGTTATTACAACAAAAGCAAAATATTATGCTTATATATTAAGGTCTGACCCACAGGCTGCAGCAATGTCCGTTAAGGAATATGATAATCAACTGCAACAATTACGCTCAGAATATATAAATACCAAAACATACATGAGAGATACAAGGATTAACGGGTAATGCCAGATACTTCGCAAATATCACCATTTACAGCCAGTTGTGCAGGCGGTTTAGTTTTAAACAAGGATGTATTTACAATGCATCCGGGTGAAGCATTGCAATTATCTAATTTTGAGCCTAGTATTGAAGGTGGATACAGGAGAATGAATGGAACAACAAAATATAATTCAACCATTGTACCTCAAGTTTCAGCCTCTTCAGAACGAATTTTATTATCAGCTATATTTAATGATATAATTATAACAGGTAGAGGCGGTACAGTCTATAGTGGCACTACTTCAGGAAGTTGGACTTCTCGTGCTACAAGTAAAGGTTCAACATATACTTATGATTTTGATAAATTTAATTTTGATGGTAATGACAAGATAATTATTGCTACAGGTTCAGCAGCAGCATTTACACTAAATACAAGCTATACAGAAGATATTATAAATGCTACGGGTGGAGGTACAGCACCAACAAATCCTAAATATGTAAAATCATTTGCTCATCATATGTTTTATGGTGGTATGTCTAATGCAACATCAACAGTGCATTATTCCGGCCCATATACAGAAGATGATTTTGACACTGGTGGTGGAACAATTGTTATAGGTGATGTTATTACAGGATTAAAAGTCTTTCGTAATGAATTATTTGTATTTTGTAAAACAAGTATTTTTAAAATAACAGGAACTAGTTCAAGTAACTTTGCAGTAGCAGAAGTTGCAAAGGGTATTGGTTCAATTGCCCACCATACAATTCAGGAACTGGGTGGTGACCTTATATTCTTGGCAGCAGACGGACTGCGTACAATTGCAGGTACAGCAAGGATTGGTGATATAGAACTAGGAACTGTATCAAAACAAGTACAGGAAAGAATTGATAAAATTACATATCATAATGTAACAGCATTAGTAATAGGAAAAAAATCACAATATCGTTTATTTTATCCGGCTGATGGTGGAGCAGAAAGTAGCTCAAAAGGATTAATTGCTGTAATTAAATCCAATCCAAATACACAACAAATGGGATTTGAATACTCTGAAATAAAAGGATTAAAAGTTGCATCTTGTGATTCAGATTTAATTAGTAATGAAGAAACAACTATTTCTGGTGGTTATGATGGATATATTTATAAACAGGATTCAGGTAATGTTTGGACGAGGGCAGGCGGTACTTCAAATTTAGATTCTACATTTAGGTCTCCTGACTTGACAATGGGTGACCCCGGTATTCGTAAAAATATGCAACGGGTTAACTTAAACTGGAAACCTGAAGGTGAAGTCAGTGCAGATATGTATGTTCAATTTAATTATAATGATATTGAAACACCACAGCCAGACAAAATTAGCTTAACATCAGCAGGAAGTGGTGCATTTTATGGAACAGGTTTATTTGGTTCAGCAGCTTGGGGACAAGGTGATTTACCTATAACAAGAAAAACAGTAGAAGGCTCTGGATTTGCAGTAGCTTTAAAATTAACAGATACAACTTCAAATTTACCTTGGGCAATAAAAGGATTTGAAATAGAATTTACACCGGGAGGAAGAAGATAAATGGGTTCAACATATACTAGACAAAGTTCAGCAGGTATCGTTGATGGTGGTGTCATTGAAGCATCAGATTTAAATAACGAATTTGACCAGTTATTAGCAGCGTTTGCTGTTAGCACAGGTCATAGTCATGATGGAACTGCTGCAGAAGGTGGGCCAATAACTAAATTGCTTGGCACATCAATGACTATTGGTGATGGTACTGCAGGAACAGATATTACATTAACATTTGACGGTGAAAGTGCAGATGGTGTTTTAAAATGGATGGAGGATGAAGATTACTTTGAATTTTCAGATGACATTCTTGTAGCTAGTACAGAAAAATTACAATTTAGAGATACTGCAATATATATTAATTCATCTACGGATGGACAATTAGATTTAGTAGCAGATACAGAAATACAGATAGCGGCAACAACAATAGATATAAATGGTGCTATTGCATTAAACGGTGCCGTTACTGGTGCCACTAATATTACTTTATCGGGTGAATTAGACGCAGCAACACTGGATATATCTGGTAATGCGGATATTGATGGGACAACTAATTTAGATGCTGTTGATATTGATGGTGCAGTTCAAATAGATAATACTATTACTGTTGGTGTAGATGATACAGGTTATGATGTTAAGTTCTTTGGAGATACGGCAAGTGCTTATATGTTATGGGATACATCGACAGATGATTTAGTCTTAGCCGGTGCAGCAGGAATTGACCTTGCAGGTAGTATAGATGTTGATGGTACAGCTAATTTAGATAATACAGACATTGATGGAACATTAGCTGTTGATGGTACAACTATTTCATTAGATGCAACAACATCGTTAAATATAGATAATTCTAGTACATCTAATGGTATTACAATAGGTACGGCAACTTCAGGTGTGCCTATTTCAATTGGACACTCAACTTCTGAAGTAACTATTAATGATAACACAACTGTAACTGGGAATTTAAGTGTTGGAGGAGACTTTGATGTAACAGGAAGTTTTGATATGAGCGATGCTGACAT